CCATCGCGGATCGTCCAAGGTTGCTGTACATTGGGGGCTGAAGGAAGCCCAAGCTTTAGCTGCCCTTGGGCATGATGCGCCTTCACCATTGTTGCGTGACTATCAGTGGACGGGTAAGTTCGCTCCGTTCGAGCACCAGAAAACCACATCGTCATTTCTCTCGCTCCGCAAGCGGGCATTCTGTTTCAGCGAGGCGGGCACAGGTAAGACAGCCAGCGTGATCTGGTCTGTAGACTACCTCATGAAGCTAGGTAAGGTTAAGCGCGTCCTTGTGCTTTGCCCGCTGTCGATTATGAAGGCTGCATGGCAGCAGGACCTGTTCAAGTTCGCGATGCACCGCTCGTGCAGTGTAGCCCACGGTAGCGCCGAACAACGCAGGAAGGTTATTGCCGCTGGCTCTGAGTTCGTCATCATCAACTTTGATGGGCTGGCTGTGGTCAAGGACGAGATTGCCGCAGGTGGCTTTGACATGATTGTGGTGGATGAGGCGACAGCCTACAAGAACCCGCAGACGACACGGTGGAAGATACTCAAAGACCTCGTCAAAGAGATAGACCCTTGGCTGTGGATGCTTACTGGTACGCCAGCCGCGCAGTCGCCCGTCGATGCTTATGGGTTAGCTAAGCTGGTGAACCCAGAAGGATGCCCCAAGTTCTTCGGTGCGTTCCGCGACTCGGTGATGTACAAGGTGACGCAGTTTAAGTGGGCCGTGAAGCCACAGGCGCAGTCCATCGTGCATCGCATCTTACAGCCAGCGATCCGGTTCGAGAAGAGCCAGTGCCTCGACTTGCCGAAGGTTACCCATGTGGATCGTGACGCGCCCCTGACGCCGCAGCAGAACAAGTACTACAAGATGCTCAAGACGCAGATGTGTATGCAGGCTGACGGCGAGCAAGTCAGTGCGGTCAACGCAGCGACTAACCTGAACAAGCTGCTTCAGATCAGCGGAGGCGCGGTCTATTCGGATACTGGCGAGGTCGTGCAGTTCGACGTCAGCAACCGCATCAACGCCGTGCTGGAAGTGATTCGGGAAACCAACCGCAAGGTGCTGGTCTTTGTGCCGTTCACGCACACCATCGAGTTACTGCGTGATGTGATGACAAAAGAGAAGATCAGTTGCGAGGTCATCAACGGCAAGGTCAACCTCAACAAGCGCAGCCAGATCGTCGCAGACTTCCAATCACTGCCCGATCCCCGTGTGCTTATCATCCAGCCACAAGCAGCTAGCCACGGCCTGACCCTGACAGAGGCAGATACAATCATCTGGTACGCACCTGTGACCAGCGTGGAGACCTACCTGCAAGCCAACGCTCGCATTGATAGGCCAGGTCAGAAGCACCCTATGACCATCGTGCACATCTCCGGCAGCGAGGTAGAACACAAGCTTTACAAGATGTTACGGGGCAACATCGAGAACCACCAGAAAATAATCGACCTGTACCGACAAGAAATTTTACAAACCGCTTGACATTGTATAATGTAAAAGTAATGTGGGCGGACCAACGAAGGAGCAAACCATGGCAGACATGAAAGCGGACGAACTAGTCCTCACATACCGCAAAATACGTGACGCTATCAACGAGAAGGAAGAAGCGCACAAGGAAGAGATTGCCGATCTCAAGGCACAGCAGGACGTGTTATCTGCTGCACTTCTCGACTTGTGTAACGAGCAGAATCTGGATAGCATCCGAACCCCTGCTGGGACGGTTACGCGCACGGTGAACACCCGTTACTGGACGAACGATTGGGAGTCTACGTATGAGTTCATCAAGGAGCATGATGCTTTGCACCTGCTTGAGCAACGTATCCATAACGGCAACATGAAACAATTTTTAGCAGAAAATCCGGACGATCTACCAGTCGGCCTTCAAGCCGATACCAAGTATGTTGTGCGCGTACGTAAACCAACAGCAAAGTGAGAAAGACTATGGACGACGAAGACAGATTACTCCGTGATGATGATTTCCGCGACAACGCGCTGAGCAAGTCGATGGCGCTATTTGGTAAGTGGTTCGATAGGGGCGATGTTACCGCCACCCTTGAACACCAAGTGGAAGACATCATCGTCGTAGCAAATACCTTTTACAAATCCCTCAAAGGAGAAACTAAGTGAGCAACCTATCAATCTTTAAGCAGGCAGGTGCGGTATCGACCGCAGCTAAGCGTGAACTGTCCGACCTTGGTAAATCCCTTGCTTCGGTTAGCAACACCCGCCGTATCCAGACCAACACCAATGGCACCTTCAAGCGCCTTGTGAACGGTGAGCAGATCGGCAAAGCCATCCGTGGTGAGTTCAACGCTATCATCGTGGACGCACTGCCTAAGGTCAGCCGTACCTATTATGCTGACAAGTACAATCCAGATGCCAAACCTACCCTACCTGACTGCTGGTCAAACCTAGGGGATAAACCAGAAGAAGCCGCTGGTAACCCACAGGCTAGCAACTGCGTGTCGTGCCCACAGAACGTCTCGGGTTCGGGCGACAACGGTAAGGGTCGTGCATGTCGCTTCCAACGCCGCATCGCTGTTATCCTTGAGGGTGATGATTCGGGTGATGTCTATCAGTTCAACGTCCCAGCCAAGTCGCTCTTTGGTAAGGGTAACGGCAACGTGCATCCGTTCGAAAGCTATGTGAAGTTCCTGATCGCCAACGGCGAAAGCCCAGACGGTGTTGTGACCAACATTGCTTACAATCTCGATGCCGAGACAATGCAGATACAGTTTACCCCTGTGCGCGGCGTCAGCGACGAAGAATATGCACTGGTCAAGGAAGCCCGTAACGACCCAGCTACCCGCCAGATGATTGTACTGACGGTTGCTGCGCAGACCAACGCTACTGCACCAAAGGAAGAAGCCAAGCCACAGCCCAAGATCACTTATTCGGACGAACCGGATGAGGATGAAGCGGAAGAAGTTGAAGCACCAAAGAAGCGCGCTTCTAAGGCTGCTGAAGATGTTGTTCCTCCGAAGAAGGACCTTGCTAATGTCCTCGCCGTTTGGGGTGATGACGACGATGAAGATGAGGATTGAGAATGTCGTACGGCTATAGCCTGAGACTTATCGAACGGAATAACCAAGCAAACGAGAAAAAGCTGGGTGTACAACTGGGTCGGGTGTGTATTAAACACAACGTGCCTGTCGCAGTTGTCGCCAGCAGGTTTGGGGTAACCAGACAGACGGTGTATAATTGGTTCAGTGGGATTAGTAGTCCTGCTGTACCCCTTCACAGCCTAGTTACCCACTACATCTCTACGCTCACATAGGGTTCGCCCTATGTTATTCCCCCTTTCCCAGGCGTTTTTGCGTCTGATGGCTGGTGACTATTGCATATGACAAACTTCGATCTTCTCCAAACTGTCCAACCTGATGACGGCTACTTCGCTGTTGTCGGGATAAAGGAAGGCAGTTGGACCAAGCAGGAACTGGTCGCCACACGGGAAGAGGTCGATGCCCTTGCCGAAGAGTATGTAGCTAATGGCTACAACGTCTTCTTCGGTGTTGCCAAGTATACTACGGATGAAAACCGCACCAAGGATAACGTAGCTGGTTTAAAATCCTTCTGGCTCGATATCGACTGCGGTGAAGCCAAGGCAGAGGTAAACCCGAAGACTGGCCGACCTGATGGGTACATAGACCAAGAGACAGGGGTAGAAGCACTTAAGGCTTTCCTTGCGACCACCGGCCTACCTAAGCCCATCCTCGTCAACTCAGGGCGCGGGATACACGCATACTGGGCGCTGACCGAGAGCATCACCCGCGAGGAGTGGGAGCCAGTGGCAGCACGGCTGCGTGACCTGTGCAACATCCACAAGTTCTACATCGACCCGCAGGTCTTCGAAGTGGCGCGCATCCTGCGCATACCTGGCACTCTCAACTTCAAGGATAACCCTCCGAAGCCAGTGACCGTGTGGGCTAAGGCTAAGCCGGTAGACTTCACGCTGTTCTACAAAACGCTAGGGGTGAAAACGCAGGACTTAACCCCCCTTGAAACTCCGAAGCGGGAACTATCAGACCTCG